ATCCTGTTTCGTTACGCTATCGAAATGGAATATACACACGTCAATCCATTTGCTAACATCAGACGCAAGACACCACAACAACGCAAGGTTGTATGGACAGAGGATGATGTGCGTCAATTTCTTGACACTGCCTATGGCGAGTTTCAGTGGCGTAGTATCGGATTGATAGTACACATGGCCTACGAATGGTGTCAGAGGCTAGGTGATATGCGTTTGTTGGAGTGGGATAACATAGATTTGGAAGAAAAAAAGCTGTATCTTGAGCAATCTAAGCGTAGGGCAGAGGTGACTTTACCTATAGAGGATGACCTTCACTCTATGCTTGTACAGCAAGAGCAAGACTTTGGCTTTCAAAGGTACGTTGTTCCTCGTACAACGCCCGTACAGGGGCAGTACCATCCTTACAGTATGGAGAGACTATCCAAAGCTGGAAGGGCTGTCATGCGCGAAGCTGGGCTGTCTGATGAATTAAGACTGATGGACTTACGGAGAACTGGTACAACACAAATGGTTGAAGCTGGTGTTCCTATGGGACAAATCATGTCGGTTACAGGACACAGTAATCCACAATCAGTTAAGCCATACATGAAAAATACGTATGCCAGTGCAAATAATGCCTTGACAGTACGTAAATCATATGGTAAAAGCAATTAACTGCCGCAAAGGAAAGTGATATATAATGAATATATATAATATAGTTAAAGAATTAGACATACCTAATGGACATACTAAGAGAATGTCTTGTCCTAACTGTGGACAACGTACATTTACTGTAACTAATAACATGGGTAGTTTAGTATGGAATTGTTTTCGTATGTCTTGTGGTGTGAAAGGTGGTACTCGTGTCCATCTTTCTGCAGATGATATACGTGCAGGTATGGGTGGTAATGCAAGAGACTTTGCAGAAGCTACACCATTTGATTTACCTACGTACATTGTACCACACAAAGATAATCTGCACATGAATAGATGGTGTGACACATGGGGATTAGACATAGACAAACTTGGTTTGTTGTATGACGTAAAGGAAAGCCGTGTAGTGTTTCCTATTACGTATGAAGGTAAGATAGTAGATGCTATTGGCAGGTCTCTGTCTGGTCATCGTCTACCTAAATGGAAAAGATATGGAAAAAGTGGCTTGCCTTTTACTCATGGTTGTGGTAAAGTCGCAATAGTTGTTGAGGACTGCGTGAGTGCCGCCGTTGTTGGTTACGGTAAATTTGTCGGGGTTGCGATACTTGGTACATCTCTACAAGAATCGCATAAAGAGTATCTCACGCAGTTCTCGACAGCAGTAATAGCGTTAGACCCCGATGCGCTACCGAAGACATTGCAGATTGCAAAAGAACTGAGAGGACATGTAAACGATGTTCGTGTCCTTAGACTGAAAGATGATTTGAAATATCGTAACCCGACAGATATGGAGAAGTTAAATGGAATTATCACTGATTAGAAGTTTAATGGACAAGGCGTTCTACGATGACCATCGTGGTTCCAAGTGTCCCGACAGATTGTTTAGTGCAGATGTCCGTAAGATTAAGAAAGCTATTGATACAGCTATGGATAGGTACGAGCGTTCTGTGTTGCCTGATGAGATTGAGGCACTGTTCATGTCCGATAATCCTACCTTGACTACAGCACAGAAAGCATCATACGCTAGTTTGTTTGGGCAGATAAAGCGAGAGCAACCACTGGGCAGTGACATAGCACAAGAGGTATTGTCTAAGCTATTTCAGCAAGTCATAGGAGAAGACGTAGCTAACATTGGATTTGATATGGTCAATGGTGATGCAGCTACACTAGAGAAGCTGCGTAATTTACTTGAACAGTATGGTGATGACTTCATACCTAACTTGAATATTGAGTGGGACGATATTACTATCGAAACACTCATGGCAAAGGCTGAACTTGAAGCTAAGTGGACATTTAACATACCATCAGTAACACGTAAGATAGAGGGCGTTAGTGATGGTCAGCTTATTGAGGTAGGTGCTAGACCTAATACAGGTAAAACATCTTTCCATGCCAGCTTGATTGCTGCACCGAATGGATTTGCCCATCAAGGTGCTAAGTGTATTGTCTTGTGTAACGAGGAGCCTACCCATCGTGTGGGTGCTAGGTACTTGACTGCTGCTGCAGGTATGTCTGCACGTGAAGTCAAGGAGAACATGAGCAAGGCTAAACTTATGTACGAGCCAGTGATGAAGAACATCAAGATTAAAGATGCTGGTGGTAGAGACATGGCTTGGGTTGAGTCGGTATGTAAGTCGGAGAACCCAGACATATTAGTACTAGATATGGGTGATAAGTTTGGTGTAGCAGGTAACTATGCCAGACCTGATGAAGCACTCAAGGCTTGTGCTATATACGCAAGACAGATAGCCAAGACCTATAACTGCGCTGTGTTCTATATGTCACAGCTATCAGCAGAAGCAGAGGGTAGGTCACAACTTAATCAGTCTATGATGGAAGGTTCACGTACAGGCAAGGCTGCTGAAGCTGACCTGATGATCCTGATTGGTAAGTCACCTAGCGTAGAAGGACAGGAAGAAGACAGTCCACTGCGACATATTAACATTGTTAAGAACAAGTTGAATGGTTGGCATGGTATGGTTAATGTTGACCTAAACTATTTAACAGCGAGGTACGAAGGATGAAGCTAACATTAGATGTAGAGAATACTGTAACGCATCGTGGTGGTAAGATGCACCTAGACCCCTTTGAGCCAGAGAACTCACTTACTATGGTGGGTGTACTGACTGACCAAGGTGTTGAGCAGCACTTCCCATTTGACCATGAAGAACATCTTAGTAAGCACAATTACTTTGATCGGGTGCAATGGTATCTTGACAATGCTACTGTACTCATATGTCACAACGTAGCACATGATCTGCTATGGCTATGGGAGTCAGGGTTTAAGTATGATGGTGCTGTGTTTGATACGATGCTTGTAGACTACGTGCTTCAGAGAGGGATCAAAGAACCTCTGTCACTAGAGGCTTGTGCAAATAGATATGATCTAGCCACTAAGAAACAGGATACCTTGAAAGAGTATTTCAAGAAAGGCTATAGCACAAGAGATATTCCTATTGATGAATTATGTGAGTACCTGTCTGCTGACCTACATGCTACACAACAGCTTGCAGATAGGCTGTGGTATAGACTTAATACGGAAGCAGATGGTGGTCTTCTGTCTACTGCAAGGCTGACTAATCGTGTAGCTAAATGTTTGACTAAGATATATCAGACAGGATTCGCAGTTGATCGTACCAAGCTAGAGGAAGTGCGCAGTGAGTTTGAGCAAGAGAAACGTCAGCTTACTGCTGACCTACAGTCTCACGTGCGTAAGTTGATGGGTGATACACCTATCAATTTAAATAGCCCGGAGCAATTATCTTGGGTGATCTACAGCCGTAAGGTTATAGATAAACAATATTGGGGTAATGCTATTGATCCATACATGGATGACGCAGACTTTCGCAGCTTGATTGCTGGCGGTACTGAGCGTGTGTATAAGACCAAAGCAAATCAATGCCGTGAGTGTAATGGTAGTGGACAGATAAGAAAGGTTAAGAAAAATGGAGTACCCTTTGCTAACACAAATAAATGTCCACACTGTAGTGGGGCTGGCTATACTCTTGTATCTGATAAAGACGTGGCTGGATTAAAGTTTAAACCCCCTTCATCTAAGTGGGCAAGTGCTAATGGTTTTTCTACTAGTAAGCAGAACCTAGAGTTGCTTGAGGCTGGTGCTAAATCTAAGGGTATGACTGATGCAGTAGACTTCTTGTCTAAGGTACGTAGACTGTCTGCTGTAGACACCTACCTATCATCCTTTGTTGATGGCATCAGTCTACATACTAAGCAGGATGGACTACTGCATGTGAGGTTATTACAACATCGCACTGCTACTGGTAGGTTCTCTGGTGCTGATCCTAATATGCAGAACATGCCACGTGGCGGCACGTTTCCTGTGAAGAAAGTATTTGTGTCACGATTCGATGGTGGTAAGGTAATGGAAGCTGACTTTGCACAGCTTGAGTTCCGTACTGCCGCTTACTTATCACAAGACGAGGTTGCAATTGAAGAAGTATCTACTGGATTTGATGTACACGCATACACCGCTAAAGTTATTAGTGAAGCTGGTCAGCCTACGAATAGACAGGATGCAAAAGCACACACATTTGCGCCCCTTTATGGGGCAACGGGATACGGAAGAAGTAAAGCAGAAGCAGCCTACTACGAACACTTCACCGAAAAGTACAAAGGAGTCGCAGCTTGGCACTCCAGACTGGCTAAAGAAGCTGTGAACACAAGGAAGATTACTACGCCTAGTGGCAGGGAGTTTGCCTTTCCTGACGTAGTACGTAAGGTAACGGGACGTGTATCTCATTTTACACAGATAAAGAACTATCCTGTTCAATCATTTGCTACTGCAGATATTGTGCCTATTGCCTTGCTGCACATTGATGAGTTGCTAGAAGGTATGCAATCGTGTATAGTGAACACAGTGCATGATAGTATTGTTATTGACGTACATCCTGACGAAGAAGCACAGGTTGTTAGCGTAATAAATGATACCAATACGGCCTTACCTTCTATAATTAATACTCGTTGGGGTATTGATTTTAATGTGCCTTTATTATTAGAGGCAAAAATAGGTCCGAATTGGCTTGACACTAAGGACATAACCTGATATAACTATGCATCTTACAACTGAAAAGGAGTTAAAACATATGACTGAACTTACAACTATTGATACTAATAACTATGCTGAGATGGCTAAAGCTATGGGCATAGCGAATGAAGCACCTTCGCAAAAGAAGCAGGGTATCTTCCTAGCTAGGTTACGCCTAAACCATTCACCAATTCTTGGTGCGGAGTCCATCTTAGTTAAGGCTGGCACATATAAGCTAGAGATTCCAGATGGTCCAACTTACTACGCTGAGTCTGCTATCATGCGTCCCTTCCTACAACGCTTCATGTATAAGAAGTTTGTGATGGGTACACAAAGCAAGCCTAATCGTTACGTTAAGACTGTGATGGCTGATACTCTTAATATGGACTTGAAAGATAATGATGGTGGGTTTAACTGTGGTAAACCTGCTGGTTGGATAGAGGACTTCACTTCTCTACCTGATGCTACTAAGGAATTAATTAGGTCTATCAAACGTGTACGAGTTGTACTTGGCACTGTAGAACTGATTAAGCCAAAGGATGCTAATGGTAATGATGTTGAGGTAGAGACTACCCCATTTATATGGGAAGTAGAAAACCGTGATGCCTTTAAAACCATTGGTGGTGTCTTTACAAAGCTGGCTAAAATGAAGCGTCTTCCTGTGCAGCACAGCGTAACGCTAAACAGTGAGGAGCGTAAGTTACCTAATGGTAATAGCTTCTATCTGCCTCTGGCATCTATGGATGTTACTGAGACCATTGATCTGACACAAGACGATCAAGAAAAGTTTGCGGACTTCATGGCGTGGGTATCTAATTACAACGAGTATATCATTAATACTTATGCAGAAAAAGCTACGAGTAAACATGATGATGAGTTGGATGATATATCTGTAGATGATATAATAGAACAAGAGGTAGCATAATGAACCACCCGGCTGAACTGGCAATACATCAGTATATGGAAGATGCTGTAAAAGGTAACAGCACTATGTCTGATGCTACCATTAAACAGGTAGCTACAGATATATCCGATGCACTGAAGCGTCAGTTTGGTGGAGGAAATAAGCGAGGTGACTTCAAGTTACGCATGTCTAATGTTGGCAGACCTACTTGCCAGCTATGGTATGAGAAGAATAAACCTGAAGTTGCCTTGCCTTTCCCCACCACATTTGTAATGAACATGATGCTTGGAGACATCGTTGAGGCTGTCTTCAAGGGACTGTTAAAGGAAGCGGGGGTACAATATGAAGATACGGACAAAGTTACTCTTGACTGTGGTGATACTAATGTTTCTGGCTCTTATGACCTTATCCTTGATGGTGCAGTTGATGATATTAAATCAGCTTCAGACTGGTCCTACAGAAACAAGTTTGAATCCTA